CCCTTGATCACATCGCGCGCCACCCGGCTGTGCACAGTTTTCACGCGGCCGTCTTGCTGGTCCATGGTGCGCATCAGCCGCACTTGGGTTTTGCGGTCAAAGTCGATCCACATGGTGCGGTACAGCCGCTCCATGGCGTCATCGCTGGCCAGGCGGTCGCCGCGCTCGGTACCCACGTTCATGGCGCTCGGCATCAGCTTGGCAAACAGGCCGGCCACGTTGGCCATGCCGGTTTTCAGGGTGGAAATCATGTTCATGGTCGGTCAGTGCCCGTAGGTTGGCAGGCCCAGCAGCTCATCGCGGCTCACCTTGCGTTGCGAAATCACGGTGGGCGCGTCGGCCAGGCCACGGGTCAGCAGGGCGTACACCGCTGCGCACACGGCGTCAAACAAGTCGTCGCCCACCTTGCGGTTCACCATCTGAAAGCTGCTGTAGCTGGCCTGGGTGGGCACGGCTTTCATGTTGCCCAGCTGGCGCACAAAGGCCAGCCACTCTTCGGGCTCGCGCTCGTCCATGGTGTCCACGTAGGGAAACGCCGCCCGGTTGCTGTGGAAGGCCTCGCGCACCGCGCTGGCCATCACGTGTTTGGTCATGCCCTCAAACCGCATGGGTGCAAATGCCCACTCGGCCCAGGTGCTGCCGGTGCTTTGGCCGTCGCCCACGGTTTCGCGGTTGATAGGGGTCAGCCCGCGCCTGAACAACTCGTCATTCACCCCGGTCAGCATGCCCACGCCGTAGGCATCGCCAATGGCGTAGTCGGGCCTGAAGTAGTCCCACAGCGTCACCAGGTCACGCGCCAGCGTGCTGTCGCTCACGCCAGGGGCCCACAGTTTCACAAACGGAAAGGTCACCCAGTTGCCCAGCTGCTCACACACCACCAGCGAACTTTTGGATGCCGCCGGGTCTTCCCCGTGGCCGGTGTGGTCATAGCCAAAGCTCAGCAGCCCCCGTCGCTTGTACCGCTGGCCCGGTACCGGCCCGGCCCGCACCAACCCGGCCTCAAGCCCCAGGGCGTTGGCACGCTTGATGTACTGCTCCCAAATCCAGTTGCGGGCCCGAATGTTGCGGCACAAAAACTGGCGTATGTACTCTTCATCAGGCAGTTGCGCCTGCATGCTGGCGGCCCAGTGCGGGTCCACCATGCCCAGCGCCACGCCAAGGTGAACGTCCACCGCGGGCAACTGGTGGTAGCCGCCGCTGGCAATCAGGCTTTGCAGCACGTCAGCGCCTTTGTACACACCGCTGATGCGCACCTTCGGTCTAAATTCGGTCTCTTTTCTGTCCACCCCCAGCCGCCGCGCGGCGCCCAGCATGGGCAAAAACCGGCTCAGCAGCCGGTCTTGTGGCATGTCGTCAGTCTCTTCCAGGCTGGCCAGGGTGATGCTGTCGCCGTCAATCTGGCTCATGATGCCGTAGGCACTGGCCTTGCTGCCGTTCACAAACTGGTAGGCCATGTCCTTCAGCTGCGGGCGGCCTTGCTTGTGGGCAATGAAGGCACCCAGCATGGGGCTGCGCCTGATGGCGTCAATGTGGTAGTTCAGGTTGTTCTGGCTCTGCTGCATGCGCGGGGCAACAATGCCGCACTCCTGGTAAGGCGTGGTGGCCAGCTCTTCCAGAATGTGCATTTCCTTCACGGCGGTTTTGCCCGTGCGCCGGCATGAAAAGTCCACCGTGTCGCGGTGGTCATCCATTTCCTGCATCTTCAGCACCTGAATGGGGTCTAGCTCCACGTTGTGCACATACTTGTGCCACAGGGCGTGGGGCCTGATGCCCGTCACCGGGTCAGGCTGGGCAAACCGCATGATTTCCTGCTCGGCCACGATGGAGCTTTTCGCGCGCTGCGCGGCGCTGATGCGGCTCACGGTGCGGCCCTCATTTCTCACCACCCCGCGCCTGAAACTCCACCAACACCGGGTCAGCCTTGGTGCGCTGCTGGGCTTGGGCAATCAGGTCTTTGGCGCCCTGGGTGGCCTCCAGCATGCGGGCCCCAAAGCTTTGCAGGGTTTCGCGGGTGTCGGCATCCAGTTGCAGGCGGCCATTCAGCATGCCGTCTTCGTCGTCGGCCTTCTTCACGGTCATGCCCAGGTCGTTCATGCTCAGGCCCAGGCGGCTCACCAGCTCGGTCAGGGGCTTGAACGCGGGGTTGCCGGTGTAGTTGTAGATGTACTGGCGCTTGCCGCCCTCGTCCACATAGGTCAGCGTCACCGGGTTGCCCTCGCGGTCCAGCTCCACCTTGGGCGCTTTGATCAGCACGCCCAGCCCCAACACCTCTTGAATGCACATCTGCAACATGGCCGTCAGGCTGGCTTGCAAATCGGCATGAATGCCGCCCAGCACACGGGGGTCGCGCTGCTCGAACGCGGCGTGGTGCAGCATGAAAATTTCGGTCTGCTTCACGCACGCTGGTTGCGCCTCGCACCAGGTGCGGTCAACGTCGCAGCGCTCGCAAAAAGCGTAACGGTCTGGCTTGGCCGGAAAGTAGGTGGCCACCCGCGCATTCATGCCGTGCTTCATGGCGTTGAAGCGGGTGCGCCGGGTCTCTTCAGCAGTGGGGTGCCCGGCCAGGTTGGCACCGGTAGCGGCCTTGCCCTCTTCAGTGCGGGGGCCGGTGCTGGTTTGGTGCGCCTTCAGCAGCGCCACTTCCCACGTGGCCTGCGGCTGGTGGGCTGCATCGCAATGCGGGCAGTTGGCAAAGTACCGGTAAGGGTGGTGGTCGCGCTCGGGCGCGTCCTCAATCAGGTCAGGCGCAGCCGCAAACGACCGCTTGCATTCACCGCAGCGGAAGTTGACTTGCGAAAGCTGGGCCGACCAATCGTGATGAGGCATGCCCCATCATCACCGCCAATTTTGTGCAAAAAAAGGGGGCTTTACGCAAGCCCCGTTTGTGTTTGTAGCTGTGGATTTTGCACCGAAAACGGTGGTGTGAAAACCATCAATTCGAGCGCGCCTGTTCCTTTTCGGCCATGGCTTGCGCATAGTAGTCACCGCCGTAGTGCGTTTTCCCGGTTTTTTTATCGTAGAACCGCTGCCACGTGTCGCCAACACGGGTCGTTTTGATCAGGTTACTTTGGTCCAAATTCGTGGGCAAACAAATTGGCGGATTCGCGCTCGGGTCCATAAAAAATCTCGGCTCAGGCCGCTTAATAAACATTTCGTTGCTCCTTTAAAAGTCACGCCATTGTGCCAGCCCCACCAGGCGCAGCAGCCAGCAGCCGAACCCCATCCACCGTGTTCTCCAGGTGGCACAAGGCCGTTTCCAACAGGCTACGGAACAGGAAGGCCGAAATTTTGTACTCAGGCGGGCAGCCCGCCAGAATTTCAGCCAGCGCGGCCACGTTGCGCCGGGCGCTCTCGGCATCGTCCAGCAGATCGGCGGCGAACTCGGCTTCGGTGGAAATGGCTGAACACTGATGAATACCCTCAGAAAAACTTAGGGTATTACCAGCGCCACCATGGGATGCAGGCCCTTTTCCCTCGCTAAAAGCTAGGGTATTCGGACCAGCGGACTGGCTATGTTCAACAGAGGGAGTCATGCTGCACCGCCTTCCAGAGCCATCGGCTTCTTGGATTCTTCACCATCCGATTGTTCATCGCCACGGATAGGGCGCAGACAGCTATCTGGAACAACCGCGTATTGGGTTCTCCTTGAGCCACAGCTGACCGTTGGCACAAACACCTCCCGAGGGAACTCGCAAACCCAATCTGGCCCCGTCTTGTCAATCTGTTTGTGCCCCCATCCGTCAGGCAAATCGAATTCCACTCCCTTCGGGGCTAAGTACAGCGTTGTGACGATCATCCCGAGAAAATTCCCGTGGCTTAAGCCCTTGACTATGATCGCCAACTCGTTTGGTCTGCAGTTCATGCGGCACCTCCATCCAGCTCAAACGCAATTGCCAGTTTCCGCACACCTGGGCACAAGCTGTGAAGCGGCTCGGTCGCCATACCGAGATAGAGACTGACCCTCAGCACGTTGGTGTACAACCCTTGCGCAACACCCAAGTCATCACACTTGGCCAAGTTATTCATCAAGCGAGTGCGGCTGTTGAACAGTTGTCTCCACTCGGAAATGTTGACCTCCGACACAAGGTTGTGCTGTTCCTTGCCAGACTGCACCGCAATGAAGGTTCTGATGACCTTCAAGTGGAAGGCAGCACTGATCCAGTTGGCATAAGCCACGACCACTTCAAGCACTGCGTAGGTGCCGCCAGAACGACCATCAACGGTTTTAACGGTGGGAATAACGGATTTAACGGTGGGAATTCCCACCGTTAAATCATCGTTTCCCACTGTTTCATCGCCCTCTGATTCAAGCAGCTCAATCAATTCCTTGGCTTGCTTGGAACGCAAGAATTCAACCGGGCGGTGGCGCAGCTCACTGCCCGCAGCCTTGTGCAGGTCGTTCAGGCAGTAGCGGCCCTCTTCGTCTTGGCGAATGACCACGTCAGCGATGCAAAGGACTGTTGTGCTGACGGCGTTGGTTGTAGACTTCATGACTTCAATCTTTCATGGCAAGTGTTGGTTGAAAAC